CCAGAATATAACAATGGTCATCGATTACAATGTGCGATACACCGCCATATTCATCCTTAAGTGTAGCAACCGGTGTGCAGATACTCCCGTTCATCAACTCTACTGATTCATCGGGTTTAGGTTGCCGTTGGTACATCGTCGGTTCCTTTCTTTGATTCTGACTCGTAGTCTGCTTGAACCATCATCCTAACCAAATCAATGAAATCGTGCTCAGGCTTCCATCCAAGTACTTCCTTGGCTTTAGTGGCATCTCCGCAAAGAGCATCCACCTCTGCTGGCCGCAGATACCGCTCATCAAAGCATACATGATCCTGACTTTTAAGGCCAACCGCCTTAAATGCCTTTTCGACAAAATCCCGTACTGAATGGGTTTCACCGGTGGCAATAACATAATCATCTGGCTTGTCGTGTTGTAGCATGCCCCAAATAGCTTTTACATAATCTCCTGAATAGCCCCAATCGCGCTTGGCATCAAGATTGCCGAGATACAGCTTATCCTGCCTACCTAGCGCAATCCTAGCCACGGCCTTGGTAATCTTACGGGTAACGAAAGTCTCGCCACGACGCGGACTTTCGTTATTAAACATTATCCCATTACAAGCAAATAAACCATATGCTTCCCGATAAAACACAGTAGCATGATAACCTGCAACCTTGGCAATTGCATATGGGCTACGTGGATGAAATGTGGTTTTCTCATTCTGTGGCGGCGGTGAAGATCCGAACATTTCGCTTGAACTTGATTGATAAAACTTAACAGGCTTGCTCATTCGCCGGATTGCCTCTAGTATCCTAAAGACACCAGTACCAACCACATCGAAGGTATACTCTGGGATATCAAATGAGACACGGACTTGGCTCTGGGCTGCCAATCCATACACTTCATCCGGCTGTACCTTGCCCAAAATATTATTGAGACTATCACTATCTGACATATCGCCAAAATGAAGAAATAATTTGACGTCCGGATCATGGGGGTCCTGATAAAGATGATCTATACGATCTGTGTTAAAGGTAGAACACCGCCTAACGATACCGTGAACAACATACCCCTTGTCAAGCAATAATTCAGTTAGGTAACTCCCTACTTGTCCCGTTATTCCTGTGATTAATGCTACTTTGCTCATGTCCACCTCGTGCTCTTGTAATAAAGAGTTTCACCTGAGCGCGCAGCGACCAGCCAGTTCTATAATCCTGCATCGACTGTTTCGCCAAGCATTCCCATGTCGCCCGGTCATATATACTATCGAGGTCAGACCATTGGTCTACAAACAAACAATTATGCCTATCCTCTAGTAGTGGATAATAAGTAGACGGCCAATGCTGGCAAATAAGAGTTCTCCCCAGCATGGCTGCCTCAGTAAAGCGCAAACTCTTGTCGCCATTCCCCCTCATATCAATACAACCGCGGTAATGCATCATCCACCGGATAAATTCACGCGATGGGGTACCCCGTTCCCACTGGAACTCGGCCCACTCCGGAAACTGATCTATTGTCTCGATTCTGGTATGGGATGGTGCTTTGTTACCCATGAAACCAGCAATGCCGGTTTCTTCTTCCCGAAACACTTCAATCAACTCATCCAACTCATCGCGGAGATAGTGATGATACACTCCCTCGCGCATAAATAACTCATACATTCTTGGATCAATGGGATGCGAGGTAGGGATCACCTTATCACCATGAGTCTTAAGAAGCTGCGGGGTATGGTTCACCGGCATATAAAGATCGGCCCGATCTTGCACCGGATGCCCGCGGTGGCTCCTAAATGGCTTCGAACTCTCCCTGAAACATCGATCTGAGTTGCAGAAACAGACCTTGAACCCGGGTAATCGTGATACTTCTGCCCAGTTATCATCGCGATAGAAAGCATCGGCTTTGGCAACATAAATCTCAATATCGTTCGGAATCATCGCACGTCCAGAGGCAATGCGCGGTGTCCAAAGTCGCCTAGCTCGCTTCATAAACGAATGCTGCTCGAGATGTTCCTGGCTAACTATGCATACTACTTCCTCACCAAGGTCCTCAGCAATCAAGGCCATGTGAAGAAGCTGATAAGAGCATCGTTTAAGCCGGTATGGCTTCGTAAGGCGAGAGAAATCGAATACTATCATTTAAAACCACAGACCTTCAAGTTCTCTTCAGTTATCGGATAAGACCGGCCATGTGGCATAAATACCGTCCAACCAAGCGGAACCGCCATAACATTGGGATGTGCAAAACCATGGCCATAACAATTATCCTCACCCATACAATCACCATGATCTGCACAAAAGCAAACTACAGTCCGCAACTTACTAGACCCAAGCCAATTAAATAATCTGCCCAGCAATTCATCAGTATATTCCAGACATTTAATCTGCTTATTCCTAAGTTTTTTATTAAATGTCGAACGATAGTTATTACCAGATCGGGGACTTCTTATATTCGCCAAATCTGAAGACATGCCCGGAACTCGATAGGGACGATGTGTGGTGCCAAAATTGAGCAAACCGTAGAAGGGCTCCCTATCAAGACGACGGATAAACTCCGCCACTGCTACGACCCCATCAGACTCATAGACAAAATCCTCAAAACCGAGTCCCATGGGTGTACGCTGTTTGAACCACCCAACACCACCCGCTGCAACAGTCCGATAACCCCTATTGCGCAATACTTTGGGAATTGACCCATTACCACACAATTCACTTAAACACGGCCGCCGAGACTTATAGAACCACCGGTATACAGACTTCTCGAACCGGTTATAGATCGGCCGATCTCCAGCAGTAGTGGGGAAGAAGCCTTGAAACATCGCCGCATGAGCCGGATACGTAAATGTAGCCATCGCACCAGCTTCGACAACTTCAAAGTGTGCATCAATATTCTTCGTTACTGCTAATTGAAAAGTATCCCAACGACAGCTATCAACCACTATTGTTAGAAAATTGAAAGCTATCATTTATCCATCCATTAAATAAAGTGAACCATATTTTAGTTAAATATAATACATGCAAATATATAAGGCCGTAAAACTCCGAGCACATCCTAGTAGAACGCAAACAGCACTGCTGAATAACCATTTTGGATGTGCTAGATTCATCTATAATTATTTCCTTGCTTACAAGACACAACAATATAAACTCACAGGAAAATCTACCAGCTTCTTACAGATGAGTAGGGAACTTACAAAGCTTAAAAGGGCCGAAGAGTACTCTTGGCTTGCCAATGTCAGCAGACAATCATTGGGTCATTCTCTGGCTAATCTAGACAAAGCCTTCAATAGTTTCTTCAGGAAACAAGCTGATTATCCAAAATTCAAATCTAAGAATCACAGCAAACAATCGTTTATTATTGGCTTTCCATTTTGCCGGGTGAAAGCTGCCGGCATCCATTTACCACTTATTGGAACTATCAAATGTGATGTATCTTTGCTGCCAGATGACCACAAATTACTCTCGGCTACAGTTTCAAAGAGTGCCAGCGGCAAAATCTTTATATCATTGAATATTCAAACAGATATACTCGATCCTATTACTGATATTTCAAAACCAGTAATTGGTATTGATTTTGGAATTAAGACATTTATCACTACCTCAGACGGTGATAAGTATGATCACCCGAAACCATTTAGAAAGTATCAACTCAAGCTAGTCAGACAGCAACGAATCTTGGCCCGGAGAAAGAATGGTAGCAAAAGAAGAACAAAGCAAAAACACAGGGTGGCAACTGTTTATGAGAAGATCTCTAACATTAGGAAAGATTTTCTGCATAAGTTGAGTAGGAAGCTCGTCGGCGAAAACCAAGCCATTTATGTAGAAGATCTAAACTTAGAGCAGATGAAGAAGAGGTTCGGAACATCTATCAACGATCTTGGCTGGGCCGAATTCCTTAGGCAGTTGAGCTATAAGGGACAGTGGTATGGCTGCGAGATAGAGAAGATTGATAGATTCTTTCCCTCCAGTAAAACATGTTCTAAATGCGGGTGGGTTAAACAGGATTTGTCTCTGAGGGATAGAGTATGGGAGTGTCCTGTTTGTCTGACTGAGCATGATCGGGATGTTAATGCTGCCAGAAATGTTTTGGAATACGGTCGGGTCGGCCGAAATTCACGCACAGGGAGAGCGCCTTGCTCTGTGAACTGTGAAGCTCAATGTGAGTAGGCCATTGAAAAGATCGTCCATTAAAAATCCACCTTAAGAAGCTTCAAACTCTGTAATATAGCCCGTGATTCATTATTAAATCCCAGAAACTTGAACAAACCGGCCAATCGATGATGGTAAGTATGAGCCCCAAAAACCTCATTGTATTGCTTCCTCGCCTTAGTGGTGACCTCTGGTGTTTCTGCGGCCAGAGACTTTACCTTCTCGTGATAGGCAGACGGTGATGTAGCTACCGGCACACTCTCAAGAACTTCGTGAAAATTAGCAACTGGATCATGAACAGCAATTGTCCCACTCAGAGCAATTTTGAAAACACGCTCCGGCACATCAATACCATGACGAATAGTGTGGGACTCTGCAATGCACGGTCCAATCTTCGCTGATGCTAAGATCCCCGGAACCTGTGAATCAGCAGCCCGGCTGACTATCAGATCAGAGGGCCAATTGCCCCAGCCATATATCACACAAGATAGACCACGATCCCTGAGTACAGGCAGGAGATACGGGTCAATACTCTTAGCCTTGTAATCCCAGCGCCCGCCCAAATAGACAATATCCTTCTCATGACTCCCGTTATGGGGATTGAACTGAGTAGCATCACCCGCACAGGCCATCGGAATCCAGGGTATCCCGCCGCGATCCCACCATGACCAGTAAGAACGATCTTTCTCTAGTCCATAACCGTAGACAACATCTGGTTCTTGATCCTTGACCCATTTGATGGCTTCTGGTTGCTCGTTTATGTTGGGTTGTACCTTGGTCGGGCAATAGGGGTTGGCGTGTATGGCGATTTTACAGCCACCCCTTTGGCCCTTCCCTGGAATGAGCTGGCGATGTCCGCTAGCTCCGCAATATAGATCTGGCTTGAAGTTATCCCACGATCCTTGTTTGCCGTCCCAGCGCCGGACCTGAATTTCTGGAACCATTGACAATGCGTTAATCCAAGAATCCGTGATAAATCCAAAGGCCCCACCTGGACGATGGCAAATGAGAACTCTCATTAATACAACCCTTTGGTAAAAGTTAAACCAGAAATAGATCAATGTCTATGCCATTGTTATCTTATATACCTGCCCAGCCTGTGAAAACGGATAGAAAATTGAATCTATTATTTATCATGACCGATCAGCAGACGTGCCAGTCACCATTGGGTGACTAAGCTAATGCTTTATGAAGAATCGGTTACCGTACCAATGATTATCTGTTGGAAAGACGTTATACAAGCAGACGTTGTGGACAAAACTCATTTGGTTTCTGGGCTTGATATATTCCCCACAGTGTGCGATTATGCGGATTTAGAGGTACCAAAAGACATACGAGGAATCAGTCTGCGACCATTGATTGAGAATCCTCACCTAAATGGTCGCGATTTCCTCGTAGCCGAACTTCAGGCTTTTAAGAATCAGCCCGAACGGGCGGGACGTATGGTGCGTAGTCAGCGGTATAAATATATTGTTTTTTCTTATGGCGAAAATCCCGAGATGCTTTTTGATCTTGAGGCTGACCCCGGCGAAACCCAGAATTTAGTCCATTACTCAACAATGCAGAGTGAATTAATTCGTCATCGCCATTTGCTAAATAAATGGATTATAGAGACAAAAGATGATTTTAAAAAATGCTGTTCGTCCCCGGAACAGCACTACAATCAAGAACGGGAAAAGCATGATCCACAAAGTACGCCATAAATCCACATATGGGCTCCCCCGATAACGACAATAACGCACCGCAAAATATTGAAGTACTCATCTCATCAAGCCACCTAGGATCGAGTTGAACCACGATTTGCTCCTTTCGTGATTACTGCCTCGCTAAAGCTTGACTTACAAATTTGGCGTATGATGTATTCTTCAAATACTTGTGCTGCTTCAAGATTTGATCCTCAACACTAAACCCGGCAAGTTGCTTCTCAAACACCTTATTCGCATCATGATATTTCATCCACCCACTGGTGCGTATGTGCCACAAATGAACAAGATCTATAATCCTGTTTTCATGCCAACGACTACCCTTAGATAGGCGGAAATAGAAATTGCAATCTTCGCAATTGTGGACCGCTAAACCATTAACAACATATGAATGGTCGCCAGACACCTCGAAATTATAAACCATCCCAGTATGCTGATTTGAATCAATTTTGGTGACGGTGCCGAATTTAGACCGATTGTGTGATCTATCTGACCTAGTCACCAACTCGATATCATATGGTGGTAATAATTCGGACATGAAATCTGTATCCAATAACTCATCGCCCTCCTTGATATTATTGGCTATTTTCCATACAAACTCTTCACCATCACGCACTAGAAATGGATGTTCTGGCGTCACTCCCTTAATTCCTAATCTCCCAGCAACAAAAATATTCAGTATCTCTCCTTTGTAAAAACGCTTTCTCGTTGTGGCTGGACGAAATCGCCCTTCGTGTGTGTAGAGATATTCTCCATCAACCACATCTGCGATGTCTTTATAACCATTGGCAGTAAGAACATAATTATCTTGTGCAAAACAGCCATAGCCCCAATAGTCCTCAACGAATCCACCAACTTTCCAGAAAGTATCAGTAAGACAGGCAATACTCCCTCCTTCGAAATAGGTGACAATCTTTTCGGCAGTAACGGTCTTATCTACCCGATTGTGTGTATTGATACTGTCTGTCGACGTCTTATCCGCGTAAATTACCCTAGCCCCGAGATGACAAGAGTCAGCACGATCTAAAGTATCAAAGACCAATTGTGTGTAATGAGCTGGCACCAGGGTATCGGCATCATGAAGCAGCAATTTATCATGGCTAGCACGGGAAACACCTGCATTAAAAGCCATGCTTTTGTTAAATGGTTTTCCGGGTGTAGCCACAAGCAAATGAGTTAAGCAGCACAACTCATCTGGTTTGAAACAACTTTGATCATCTTGCTCGGCGGCAATCATCTCGATACAAGGAAATCGCTGAGCCCTGATATTATTTATTGCAGTCATAATAGATTGGTGCCGTCCAATATCCTTGAACGGGATTATACACGATATCGACGGAACTTTCGACTTGCCAGACGCCGCAATCTTAACAGGCCGATCACCCATAGCGGTGTATTTTGATCGAGCAATCTGTAGATGTTTTATGCGGTCCGGGACAGCCGAACGATCGGAATGGATTCTGAAATACTTGGTTGCCCCGTCAACGTCCCAGTAACCCGGTGGCTGCAGTTTAGCAGCGGCTACTCTTGTCGACCAATCAACATGCTCCATACCGTAATAACCAAAAGCCTCATTGAAATATCCAACTTTGGCAAACGCCCGATCATCCAAAGCCATCACAGCCCCATGTGGGCGAACGTCAACCCGGATGAGTAGCTTATCCCTCATTGGCTGTTTGACACCTTCAGACGCACCATAAACGCCCGGCTGGTTCAAACAGAAATGGTGCAGCCCTGTATTGTACATTGTATTAAAGTAGAAATGTTCCCATCCTTTCGCTAAGACCTCAACATCATCATTGAGGAGCAACTTACTCGGAAAACGCTGTAAGCAACGCAATAGGCGGTTAGAATTCCCAGCGATCCCCAAGCGAGTCCTATTTCTGAGAATGACAAAGTTGTTCGTCTTCTCGAGCTTGGTAAAATAGCGATGCAACTCAACATCGGTACTACCATCGTCGCTTATGAAAACAGTAGTCTTCTGTAAATCGGTCGTCCCAACAATAGAGTTCACCAGTCGCCGAAGCGATTTCGGACGATTAAATGATAATATTCCAACCCCGACACCATTGCTGATCGGGTAGAACATTGTGGATAATGTTTTGTGCAATGCCTCTGTGGCACCTCGCTTGAATCCCCTGCCAACTATCTGAGCTTGGAGGCGCTGCCTAGCCCGACTTTCATTAATTTGCCTAGCCCGACTTTTGTTGATCCGATGCAAAGTATGTTTAGTTTTCGACGAGACGATACGGTTAGAAGCTGGCTGCTTTTCAGCGTTTTTGGCTTGAGTTAATGCAGAGGCAGCACCCTGCTCGGCCATAACCAGTGACCTCTTCTTAGCAATTCCAAGTGCCTGGCTGCGTGAAGGATGGTATTTCTTCGGCTGAACAGTTTCCGTCACGGTTGGCCGTTGAGACGTGCGCAGATGCTTCAGAAACCCTCGTTTGACATAACGGTCAAAGAATGATGGAAGACATATGCTTTTCCCGCGACGTATGATAACCTTCTTACCATCAGGACCAACAAGATGTAGATCATAGTCGTGGGAATTTACATAGTCGGGCACAATTTACTCCAAGCGACAAGAGCATTTTGCTCAAGCGCGGCGAGAGTGTCAGTGTTCTCAACAATAATTATCCGATCGCACTTACTTTTAAATTTTGGCAAGGAATTTCGGATACTCTCGACATAAGTTTGAACTACCTGCGCACCCACCCACTTATCACCGGCCCTGGCCTCACACTGTGCGGGTCTCGAATTCACATATAACACTGCCAACTTGTGCCCATTGCGTTTAGCCCTCCGAAGTAAACTCTCAAGTGGCCTAAACTTAGAATTAGCACAATCTAAGACTATCAATTCGGACGAATTACACTCCTCGACTGCTTTCTCTGCCATTGATATGGCAAATTTCCAAGATTCAATCCGATAATTCTTTTCGGCTTCGGCTCCGAGGCTATTAATATTGTCCGGTAACCAATCCTCGGGTCGGATAACCCGGACGGGTGGTCCCATTGTCTTTTGTATTATGATGTCGATGGTTACTGATTTACCACAGGATGGTAGACCACACATTAATATAAACATTATTTTACCTTATCACCTCTACATAAAGCGGGATAGGATCATCCCCCAAGGTAGCAAATCGAAAACGACTTGGTTTCAATATAATACTTGGTGAAAACCGATCCCGCCCGACCAAAATAGAATCCATAATTGCATCGTTTAACGTTTCGATACAGATCACCCGCTGCGTCTCGAGCACTTTCCCAAAAACATCCTGAAGCATACCAGGACCGACAAATTTATTTAGGCTAATCCTCACATCAGTTAGAATAAACTTTTCGCCAGATATTACAAAATACAGGATTGCCTGCTCAACTTTGATATGTTTAAGAACCTGATATGCCATAATGGCCACAGAATTCAAACAAGCATGGGCAACTTCCCACAATGGGTCTTTAGGATCATCTAGTGGGATGGCATTACCATTCCAATCACCCACAAGAAATTGAACGTTCTCACCATCACGGCATATCAACAGAGACACACCAGTCTGCCCATAGTGTTCTATAATATAACAAAACATCCCCCGAATTCCCATAAACTCATCGATAGGGATAGGTGGGGGCAATGGCAGCAGGGTGGGTAACTCAGATATACCAGACGTTTTGATTGTCATTGGTCTTTTGGACATACCAGCGTCCTCTTTTCCTTTTCCTGATATCCGGTAAGCTTAGTATTACTAGGCTATTGCGAATCTCATCCTCGTGCATTGTAAACAGCAGTCGAGGAGTATTTTCGAAAGCCACTGCTACTTGCTGCTTATCGGCATCGAAATCGACCACCACGCCATACCACGTCCTAAACCAACGCGTCCAGATTACAAAATCCGCGTAAGTCGGTATGTAATCAGCAATACTCCTATACACCGCCAGTGGCGGGACTTGTATCTCCGGCATCACGCAATACCCTAATCAATCTGTGTTGAAAGATCTCATAACGATAAGTATAACCGTCAGACAAATCCCAACAAATGAATTGCCCTTCCCGATGCGCACCGAGCAGACGCTCGATAATTGCATCTATGGCGTGCCGACCTTCCGTATTCACAGCAGCCGGGGGTGTCATCGGTCTACCATTAACCTCAACAGCACGAATTGTCTCTTCTTTCGCCAGCTTTTCGGCAGTCTCTAGTCTCTGCTTTATCACCCGGAATCCCTCAAGCAAAATCTGCCGGTGTGACTTTGAGGACGTAATTGTCTGAACTTGGAAATTAGTAGACTTCCTACCATCAGAACCAATAAGATCCGTTGTTAACTTAATATCCTCCTGCGATTGGTTTAGTCGTATAGATGGATCAAGCTCGTGAAGCACGCGTTTAATATCATTGACTGTGTTAATGATTGGTGCATCAAAAGCCTCGGCCTGTTGTTGGACCGACTTTTGCCTATTCATCGCTCTCTGGATATTCTCCATCCCCGCCATCCCCTATAATAATACCGAGTTCTGACATTTCATCCTCGTCGGAATCACTCCCAACCATCTTAAGTGTGTGCTTGACCTCTATAATACCATTATATACACCCAAAGTCATCGCCCTCTGAAAAATCCTATGCCAGAGATTGGTCATACCCACCAGCGCCAACCATTTAACAAGAATATTATGGGCTGCCGCCACACAGAAATACTCACCCGGCAGAAACCAACAAAATAACATCGAAACCCATACACTCAAACACCACGCACAGGAAATAATATTGTGTAAAAAAATAAACAGCAACTTAGATGCGGTGCGTGTAGCATCCTCTGATAGGGCACGCCGAGCCAACCAATTACGAAGGGGAAAGAAGAACTTCGAATCACTGATTATCTCAATCGTACGCTCGACGGCTAGAATTATAAGTATCCAGCTACCAATAATTATGTATATGTTTTCTGACATCGGATGCACCTAAATCGTTTGCGACGAGTTCTCCCTGTTATTTCAATACTCAGAGAAGCACCACAAACGGGGCACAACCGTATATCACGTGCACGACTTCTAGCCACTTTAACCAATTCTAGAGGTCGTACTTTTATTTGTGTCCGTGGCTTGAGGGGAGAAGCCATTCTCTGTATCGGTTTGGGGCGCAGCTCCTTCTGAACACTAGGCGATGTCCTATTGGGAATTGTCGTAGTCAACCTTTTAGGTGCGATTTTTACATCGCCCCCGCCGCAGCCGCCGCAGGGCATAATTATCTCCCACTTCGCACAACACGGACACCACCAGTCGGTGTGCTGGGTTTGAAACGTTTAACTTTAGATTTCTTACCCGCTTCGTGCCGCACGACAATAACTCTATTGGTCATTGTCTTGAGCTTGTTCTTGGGAACATTCCGAGCTACCCGGACGGCCGTGCTCTTTCTTCCGCATCCCCCACACATTTATCGGCCCCCATCAAGAATGACTCCGGATCTACATTCGCAGCAAAATCTCTCCACCGGCAAATGAAACACGGCCCAAGTTTTAAAGACACCATTATCTTATTTTTAGCTTTCCTGGTGTGGACAACATTGTGCGAGATCTCACCACACCGATCGTACTGATCGTAAACAAAATGAGGAAACCAGAGATGTCCCCTGGGACAAGTAGCTGCCGCAATTATACTTCTCTCACCAAGCGGCTTAAGAAATTCTAAAGCCGCGGTATCAACAGCTACCCAATCCCAATTGGGAACAGGCTTGAAGAAAAGGAGAGGTAGGAATTTCAGCTTGTGCTGCTCAGAACATAACTTCGCGTCAAAAGAGGACTGGTGGTACCACTTTGCAAATTGGCAGCCTTTGACGTTAGACAACATAGCATCAAGACTAAAATTCTCCCCCTTCTTACACTCAATATTGAAATGACAAAAACGATCGATAGGGATCACATCGCCAGTAAGATCCCTAGCAATAGTATCCGCCATCCGGCCCTCCACACGGCGCCGGCGGAATTCTACACCAGACCAATCAGAAAGAAGATGAGCTATGCGACGTTCATGGGCCTTAGAGGTCTGAACGTTAGATCTACCCACCTGGCTAGCGGTACGCTGGGGTTTCTTGCTCATACTCTATATACTAGGGTAATGGCCCCGCGTCATGCTCATAGGTAACAACAGTATTCTGATCCATATAATGCAAGACATAATTATCATCAGCCTCAAGCTCAAGATAGGCAGAGACCCGAGGGTAATTGGCAGAATTCGGAATAGCTGGATTTAGCATTATCCTATGCTCATTACTAAAATTTGTCATCTCACCGATGGTAGCAGGAGTGGAAGTTTCGGCATTCTTATCTAAGAATTGTCCTGCCAAATCTACAGCAACAAAGTTAACTCGCGCGACGTGAATACCAATAGCCATGATCGTCTCCTAGAGAACTTTATTATATCTTTTCTGAGTCATCCGCAGATTCGTGGGTTCTCGGCTCTCCGCGAAGCTCATCGGAGCAGACCATAGAACCAATAGTAGGGATGTGGCCGTCGCGATACCCGCCACATACCCAAAGACGATCGATATCCTAGATGGCAGCCTCTGCCCGCTCAAGAAGAAGCTTGAACGGCACAATCACCCGATCATACTCCCCAACAAGGCCAGCGATTTTGTGCTTTTTGGCCATTGCCTTGATCTGAGCTTTATTGAATTTTGGCCTGTTTACCAGCACTCGTTGGACATACAAATCATTCTTCAACAGTTCCGGATTAAGGGACAAGTCAATCAACAGAAGATTCCTGATGAACACCTTGCGGCCGAGCCCACCGCAAACAGTACAGACAGGTTTCTGTTGCGGTAAACAGCCATCATGATTCCGCAGAAATTCTTCCCTCTCCCGGAGATTCCTCGCCATCTTGGCACTCTTCACAGGACCGATACCAGAGTATCCAGGAACCTTATCTGATTTATCGCCGGCTAGGGCTTTGGCAACCGCCGGATCGTGGTCGGTAGCTCCAATGAACTTACCCCTGCCAGAATCAACCATAGGATTCCACAATCGAACGTTCTGCATCCGAAAAATAACTTGCTCATAATCCTTATCGGTGGAAACAATAATTAATTCCCGCGGTGATAACGTTCGACAGGCAGAGTAAATCAGATCATCAGCCTCCATATGATCCTTACTAAACTGCCAAACACCCATCTCGGCGAACATAGCTTTAGCAGACACCTGCGTGTAGATTAAATCGTCCTTGATATCTTCGAAGAGCTCGTTTTCGTTCCGGACCTTGTAATCTGCAAGTATCTTCTTGCGCCAAATGGTGTTCTTTTTGGCATCCCAGAAGACGCAAACACCAGAAGGTTTGAATTTATCCAACCACCCCCACATAAATCGAACCATAACGGTAAAGTGATGTAATCGGGCACCAGACTTCTGCTCTTTCCTATTGGCGAAGATAGCCCGATACATCAGATTGCGCGCGTCAACCAACAGTATCGGTGCAGAACTCACAGATTTACCCCTCATGGGACTGGACCCGGGGCTACTATGTGTATAAGCCCTGGGGTCCAGCTCCAGTCCTCAAGCCCTAGAGATCAGTCATCACCTAGTTGGTCAAGAAGTGCGTCGACATCATCGTCATCGCCATCATTTTCTCGGGCCTCTGGTTCTGCTTCCTTTTCATTAAATGGAGGTTCCTCGTCGGCTGGCACCTCGCCGACAACCGGTTCCTTTACGGGCTCTTCATCCAGACCAGCAAGGTCGTCTACATCATCTACTGGTTTAACCTTGGTTTTGGTAGAGGCCGAGGATTCGGAGACAGCCGGTTTGAGACCACTCTTCTTCTTAGTCTTTCGTTCCTTTACGACCTTCTTGTCCTGCGTCTCATCGGCATCGAAACCGCTACTACTATCATCGCCATCGCCAGTGAGGTTGCGTGCAACTCCCTCGATGTCAGCCGCAGACACGTCGGGTACCTTGTCAAAGAGATCGTGCCGTTTCGATAGGATCTCGATGATCTTCTTATGGTCCGGGTGGCCGGCTTTGCCACCGATCGGGACAGCTTGGAGACTCTCGGTAAGAAAAAATTTGGACTTGGTATAGCTATTCGCCTGGCCCTGCTTGACAACCTCAAGTCGGAAAAGGTAAGCTTCCTCTTCATCGTAGAAGACACCAAAAGGCAACGGTTCTTGGGGGTCCCCGCCGTCATCATCACGGTAGAGACAATCTTCCCATATATCAAACACAGTCTTCGGGCAATTGTACCACCGGACTTGCCCGCGCAATTCCTCGGGGTTCTTGTCGATGTTCGGGAAGTAGATGTTAACCATATAATAGGTGCCAGGTAGCAAACGCTTGGCAATGTCTCGTCTCTGGTCCTTGACCTCGGTCTCTTTCATAAGATCGAAACCATGTTGGCAGATGGGGCATTCATCATCATTAATGACCCGGGGGCAACCTAACCGCTTGTTGTCAAGGTAGTGGGAGCCATTCCGAATAAAGAATTCTTCCATGCCTTGTGTGGCCGGACCGGTCGCCAACTCGTCGCCCTCCGCGAATGGTGGGAGGACAAAAAAACGGAACTGGATGGCGGGCTGGCCATCTTCGGCCTTGGGAGGCCTGAACTCGGTCGGGTCCTTCTTCTTACCTACCTTCTCCCTGACTTGGTTTCGGATTTTGTGGATGTCATATTTGCCGCTGCGTGACATGAGAATCTCCTTTACTAGGTCTGTTGACTCGATTGCTCTTTATCCTGACGTTTAAATCCCGCCAATGATCTACAGTGCTCAGATCTCAGGCGAATCGCTTCAACCATGTGATAGACCTTACCGGTCTTTTTTTGGGCCGAGGCTAATTCTACCTGAAGTGTTGCCAATTTATTATCTATAGTAACAAGATTCACCAGCTGCTTGTCAGTAAGCTTTATGGCTTTGGCTTTGAAATCCTCTAGGATCTGTTTTGTCAATGTTGCTCTTCGACGATCAACCTTCATTTCAGCGATCGCCACCATACTCTTAAGCTCGCTGTAAATGGCCGCCCAAAACATATATTGCGCCGGTATCTCCTCTAAATGACTCTCAAGAATATCGTAATCAATATCGATATCACTTAATAGATCAATCTCTTCCTCGTGGCTATTCGGAAACTTTACCTTGAATCTGAAAACCTGGCTAGTGGCCATAGTCTCAGAGGTATTCGATTTAATCCACTTCGGAATAGTATGTTTTTTCCTTCCCATAACTACTAAAATACACTTCACACTTAAGTTAGTGATAGATAATTACGGATATACGCGGAGCCCCTTCCAACCCTTCCATGAGTTGCCAATGCTAACCCTCACAGGAAATATTGGATTATTGTCAAGGACACCCTCAAACGGATAACACATGATCTCCGCAATCCGCTTCACGGTAGCCTTAACAATAGCGCTACTGCGTGGGCAAGTCACCACTATAGAATCATGAATCTCAGCCACCAAATCAAGACCAAACTCCTCCCAAACCCGACGCACAACAAGCTGCATGGCGTGAGCAATCGTTCCCTGCATAGTCGCGTTGAAAACACTCAAAGTCTTACGGCCATCCTCCATCACATACTTTCTACCAAGAATACTATAAAGAGGCTCACCAACAGACAGCTTCTCCTTACACTCCAATACCCACTGCCTCAGACTAGGAAAAGCATCAAAAATATAAGCGCTAGTATCCATAGCATTGATAGACATCAACAATGCCAGCTTACACTCATCGCGGCTCAAGTAATCAGTCCCAGGCACATCTCTGTGCCCCTTATTTAAGAAATCGGCCACGTACTGATATGGGTCAGAATGTTCGCATGCTTCTAATAATCTCTCATCCCCACTCAACAAAGCAGCCACTCTAATATCAGCAGCTCTCCAATCAAAATGTAGAAAATAATCATCGTGCTTTCCAACGGGATTTCTGACCTGTACATCATTAGAAGCACCCTGGATATTATATATCAAGGTCTTGGTGCGCCCACTGTAGGTGCGCTGAGACCACCGAGGATAAACAGGGCTATCAAAAACCATCAATCCTCGATCCTCAATAGCAGCATAAACTACAGCAGCATCGGCAGTTGCCCTCTGCCACTGCTTGAGCTTAATCGACGCCATGGCGGGCAACAATTTCAATAATCTACCCTCCGCCGTATCAAGCGAGGTGGGGATTTGTAGCTCGGGCAATAGGAGATCATAAACATTCAGCCGTTCGGTATAGAATGGAATATCAAAGGCTTCAATAAATAATTTGAAGTCTGAGGTAATTATCCTTCCACCCTCGGTCATCTGCTTAATGATAAATCTCTTGATCTTCTTCTTGTTTTGTTCGATATCATATATCTTAATATGTGTACTAGGCATATATAATGGAATAACTTGTTTCTTGCCATTATCGCAATTCAAGATACCACAAACACATGGCTTGCCTTCGCGGCCATAATAGGTATAGATGCAAGTGTTAATAAAACCGGTCTCCGACTAGATGCACTAGGAAGTACCGGTGAAATACTGCGGTTTGGGCTTTTGGATAGTACTCGACTTCAGCTTATCGGCGAGTTCGTCCTTATCATCCCCCGATCGCATATACCCATACGGATCATCTGTCTTTAGCTGATGGAGGGCCATATCACGACGCATGGCCGCCTTATTTTCCCTCTTGAATTCTTCCCAATTATGACCGCGGATAAAGGCCGATTGTCCACTAACATCAATCACGATCTGCACATCCGTACCATCACAATCTGGGCACTTGGCAGCTTCTGCGAGTTCCTCGGCAGAAGGGGATATGGAGTGTCTGGTTTCAAATAGACACTCCTCCAGCTCCTCATCCGTTAAATCTCTACCAAGTTTCTCAGCGGTCCGAATAACACAGGACTTGCATAGATAATTGTATCTGGGCATTTGGACCTACATTTGCCGAGCATCAACTGGGGGGAGAACAGCAACCACGCTAGCTACTTTGTAAATAGCAATCTCTGCTTTGCCATAATCGGGAAATTCACCAGTCAAATCAGCAGCCTTATGCTTGGGGATAAACTTTACGTGCTGACCTAGTGTGAGTAGCTGACCTGGGTTTTCACCCAGGCCCACAATAAGGCCGGTGTCTGGTCGCTCACCCACTGGCACCACAATACCACCCCCCGTCACTTCATTGCGTGGGAACGGAGCTATCGCCACATAATCGCCGACACACTGGATGGGACGGATTTTATAGTATCCATCATCGGGCCGTATGAACTTATCAGCATCCACACCAAGAGCTGGTACTAGAGCTGGTTTTTCTTTGGCTTCTTCTTCGGCGAGCAACTTAGATTGTTTCATCATTGAACCTCCGAGATCCTCATGTTACTATAATTCACGGTGGCATGGATAGCCCTAAATTTCGGCCCATTCCTATTCTTAGCAATCCAAAGCCTAATTTCTCCGGCTGTGTATTCGGCTTCGGTTTGATTCATGCTAATGACATAATCCACCGGCATGTTCTTGCCAAAACTTTCTGCAGATTTATTTACGTCGATCAGCTGTGCACTGTCTGTAATGGCTGTTCTATTGGTCTGGTTGGCAGTATAAACCAGAACATTTTCGTTTTTGGCAAGACCTCGGACTTCAGTTGCTACTGCCTTCTGCCTGGTATAATCTCCCTCTCGATTATTATAACTGCGCCGGCTCAACATCAATTCAAGATAATCTAAAACTACTACTTTGGGCTGCCAGCCACGCAAACGGCGATTTGTGTCGATAATACCATAAATATCATCAACACTACACTCATCGGGAGGTAATTCATAGATAACTAGTTCACCACGTTTGCCCTTTTTGCCAAACTTAGATCGAATTTTTAGTTGCTTCCGGACCTCATTTTGTGAATCTCGCAATTTAATAAGATCATTCCCTGTCATATCTTTCACATTGGCATTATAGAAATCATTCATATTAACATTAGTCATACCAGCCGCTATGCGCAGTGCTGTTTTTAATGTTGATAGCTCAAAAGTAACAAATAAAACATCATGACCATCTAGCACAGCCTGCCTGGCATTATATGCCAGCAGGAGTGATTTCCCCACCCCGGTGGGGGCTAGCCATACCACCATCTCCTGGGGTGATGGACCTCCTTCATTCAAAAATTTGTCTAGGCTGGCAAATCCAGTATGAATATGCTCAATAGCATTATCAGCTAATATCTCCTCATACTGCTCGAAAAACCAAAACCCAGTATCTGCTGAAAGCACAACGCGATTGGCATCGTTGAAGATCTTATCGAGATACTCATAATCTCCCCGAGCATGAGCATCTAATGCATCCTCACTATAGAGCAAGGCCAGCGTTTGGTGCTGCACCCAATTTTTAATATTATCTCTTATCCGGACGAGATCACGAGGATCGCCCTTTTTCTCGATCAAGTCTAAAATCTCTTGATAGGGATCATCTGCATCGAGAGTGCGGGCTACCTTGTCTCGGAACATAGGTCTAGTAGGAATACTACCATACTTATCATACTCTTGTTTCAGCATGGTAATAACATACTTCGCAGACATTCCCTTAAATAGGTCCGCAGTGATGAATCTCGCCATTGGAACGAATGTTTCCGGATGCTCTAAGATGAGGGAGATTATAGCTTCCTCTTCCGCCGGGCCAAACATCGCCTCCTGTATATCGTCGAATTTACTCAAATCAACCATATAGATCCTCCTGGGTCTCAGATACGTCGAGTAGATTCAGTAAGGATTACTTAAATCCTAACCAGTACCTTCAGTTCCTTCGCCACACCCAGAGATTGCATATTGAGCCTGAAGTGCAGCCAACTGTTTCTCGGTATTATCAATCGCGAGCACCAAAGCCTCGCAATATGAGATGAGATCGGTCTCGAGGAACGTAAGCTGGCGCAAGACACGGCCAGTATTCCTATCCCCCATCGTCATATTGACAGCGGGAGGTTTCAAATGAGTAGCCAAATAATACTGGATAACCCCATCTGGACGGTGGACAATGGATTGGACAATATAAGCTTCTAGAAACCCCAACGCAGCAGAATCTCGCAGATAAACCGTATCACCTTGACTGTAGATGGGAGCTTGAGCCATATCTAATCGTCCAATCCTAACTCATCCTCATCAATTTCATTATCTTTGGACACATCGGGTTTCGAGACTTCATAAATAGCCCGGGTTATCCGATCGCGTAGCTCAGCCTCTTCAACCAGCATTCCAATCAATTTCTCCCTACCATTCGCCAGACTTTTAGTCTCATCCCCAAAATAATAAAAACTACCACTCACACGCAACACACCAGCACTCATAGCACCACCAACTAGGGCCGCCTCCTTGAAAATACCTTTGCGCGGGAAAGGTTCTTGGAATGGCTGACCAAAATGAATTTCGAAGTCAGCTTTCTGAAATGGTGGGGCCACCTTATTCTTGACAATCTTAACCCCAGATATCATCCCATAAGCCTTAGTCTTGTGTATAGTCAAAGTCGTTTTGCGTCTGACCTCAATGCGCATAGAAGAATAGAATTTCAACGCACGGCCACCGGGTGTTTGCTCGGGATTCCCAAATTGTACACCAATTTTCTCCCGTAATTGGTTGACAAATACTATGGCGGCGTTCGACTTCTTGGCCTTCCCAACCAACTTACGCATGGCCTGAGATAATAATCGAGCTTGGGCACCTATATGAGAGGCCCCAACGTCCCCATCAAGTTCTGCTTGAGGCACCAAGGCCGCCACAGAATCAATAACAACAAGGTCGACGGCCTTTAGATTGACAAGGGTCTCAACAATATTCAAAGCCTCATCGCCACTATCTGGCTGAGAAATCAACAATTTGTCCATATCAACGCCATTAGCTTCAGCCCAATCTGGGTCAAAGGCATGCTCGGCATCAATAAATGCTGCTATGCCGCCATGCGCCTGACAACTGGCTATGGCTTGTAAACAGAGTGTAGTCTTGCCGCTAGATTCATTCCCATATATTTCTACGATTCTGCCGCGTGGGAGTCCAAGACAGCCGGTCGCAACGTCAATGTTCGCAACGCCTATGGGTATTGCTTCGACTGAAACGAATGTGCCGCGGCCCTGTTGCAAGGCACCATCTCCATATTTCTTAGAAATTTCAACAATAGCCTCATCGACTGGTGTCAGGGGTTCGTTTTTCTTTTTGACCACTTCGTTGCCTCTTGAGGAAACTCTTTACACTGGTAATGACAGTATCCTTATCGTACTCTCCAACCTTGCGGATGTCTTTTATTGGAATACGTACAAGAGCAGTTCCCTTAGCAATTAAAGCCTCCTTAGAGACGAACCCCACTACACTCCAAAAACCCTGTGGATCGGGGATCTGACCACGCAGATCTGACATGTACTTAACATTCCTCGTGGTAAGTATTTGTACCCGGTCAAGCTGTCTGATTTCCTTAGAATTACCCATAGTCAAATCAAACATTAAGTTAAAGGAGACTACATTATGGCCCTGAAAAAGCCCGAACAAATCGCGTGCGAAGCAATCGACACCATGCTACGACACAAAGTCGCACTCGGATTACAAGACCTTCCAAACGACATACAAAAAGAAGAAGAACACTCATTTCAGTATTTGCACGAACAAATCAACGAAATGTTCGCCATCAAAGCCGCCGGATTAACCCATCATGACGGCATCTGCGCAGCCTTCCGAAAAATCCACAATTATAAATACATCACTGATCCAACCTTCCGCCGATCGGTCAACGAGGAGATGCGGGGTCAGGGCATCCCCACCGAAGAACGCACCAAAGTCCTTGATTATATACCAGCCATCATCAACGAGATCAAGAAGGAAACCGACTGGTGCGAGCGAGACGCCGGCTGGCACCCCAACCTCAATGAAATCCTCAAAGCAGGACGGGGCGTCAGCGAAAGTATAATCAAAGAAGAGATGACCTAATGAATGACACCGACCAATCCACAAGGGATCAGAATCATGGGAATGGATGACGCCAACCAATTCATGACCGCCATCGGTCGATCGGTAGGAAGACCCTATGGGATCCGACCAAGGACCCGCGAGATACCTGCCCATATTCCACAAATGTTATCTGTCCGACCAGAACTACACACCCTATCATCAACAACAACTCCAGGATTCGATGCCGGAGCAAGAGCAGCCGGGAACACCTTCCTGCCAAGCGGTACACCACGAAGATACGGCAAATATTTCGGTATCAAGCCACCAGGCTCATCTAGCTATTGAGCAGGCCACTTCCTTTGCATTTAGGACAAGTATCAAGCTTACCACGTTGTTTGATCGTCCCATCACCCTTACAAATAGGGCAATTATGCACATCATACCCAGACGCGGCAAAGGAATGTTTATTGGCACCATCCGCACCCATCGATCCAGCCAGCTCCTTGAACCGGCGCTGTAAGGCACCATCGTCCATATCCTGCCGGACACGCACCGTAGTAGTACCAGTCTGATCTACTCTAACTGCGGGAATAGCTATTGGTTGTCCACCCCTACCCTCAGCCGCCCCCATCTTAACCTTGCCTTCCAGCAAGATAGGATCGAGCTTGTCCGCGCCCGAGCCCGGAACATAGGCTGCATGGGCCTCTACGCCAGATTCCCCGCCAACAACACTCTGAATGCGCTGGGATACACCATCGACAACTCTCGTAGATAGTACACCTTCTTCTTTGGTCCCCCGGACAGCATCTGCAATCGCCGAGTCTAATGCTGGCATTGTAGGATCAACCCTGGTGGCCACTGGCTCTGGTTTCTTATAAACCGTTGCTATAACATCAGGAGCATCCGGCAAATTGACCTCCAGACCAAGGGCTTTCGCTCTGGCAATTATTTCCTCAATTTCTAATTTCTTGCTTAAATAATGTCCCTTAACCAGCTTGGGAGTGGCTGTGTCTGCATCGGCATCGCAAATTTTTACAGTAACCTTCTCACCATCTACATCAATAGTCATCGACGTATTCAAACTTTCAGGGGAGCCGCAAATTACACAGGCATCGAGATTTATCATAGGAGACCACCCATGGCAAAGATGATTGTTATAGACGTTGATCTCGGACAGGATATCAATGACATTATAAATAATGACATAGAAGAAATGACCGAACAAACCCGGCAAGCCGTGGATGAGGCAATCGCCCAAAAGAAGACAGTAGAGACAGAACGCATAGTACAGGCACAACAAAGGTCGCGCAAGGAGGAAGATGTGCGGCTAGCGCTTGATGGGATATACCAGCATCTACTAGAGCAGACAGAAATGGGTTCTTGTTTGAGCCTCGAGCAAATGATGGAAATTGCCGCACCCACCATCACCAATAGTTCAGCTCTAATTCTACAGTTAAAGACGTTCATCAGGAAAGAGAAGGGGAATGCCTGGGTTTTGAAACGGCACACAAGAAGCAAAAAGCCGGTTTATGTACTCCTACCCTTCAACGCCGAATAGTTATGGCGTAGGGCTTGTTTCTAAATACACAAGATCACTTGAATAATTGTCCAGATAGCCAGACCCGTCCAAGTCAGGATGACAGGACTATTCTGCAAGACAATTTTCCAAAATCGCTCCGATTTTTTAACCCGTGTCTCATTCTCTTTGATATGCCCCTCACACAGATCTTTGAGTCCCTGTTCTAACTTCATTAATCGGATTTCAAGCGACTCATGGCCATTCCCGGAATATATCTTGCGCAACTCTGCAACTGCCCCACATAAGTGCTCAATATCCTTCTTAAACTCTATCCGGGCTCCAGTATTTAATATAGATTCATTTTGAAGAGATTGGGATAAACTCTTCGTGAGATTCGTGGCATCCCTGAGCTGTTGAATTAAGTTGTCAATCTGGCTAGTCATTGCTTCTTGGGATTGGGCTGGTTCGGATTTGCTCGATGGCATCTCTACAATCCTTACTGCAATTTCTAATACCCTCAGATGGCCGCACTTCATCCAAAACAACCAAACAATTACGCACCGATGCAGTATACTGGATAATCCCACACATTATTAACTCACCCTCCGAGCCAATGAAGTCTTCGGTTAATTTTAAAACCATGTAATATATTTGGTCATGATATCTTCCGAATGACACCGCCAAGCAATCTAATTTGTCTATTGAACACTTTTCTCCGTTTCGGATCATTAATGTTCAAAGGTGAAGGGTGGTAAATCGCGTAGATCTTACCATATATCGAAGAAGTAAATCGTTGCACACACTCTGAGAATTTATGATCGGGGCATAATGTCTGGAAAGCCACAGCACCAAGTGCCACAATAATCTTGGGCTGCAGTAATTTCACCTCCATGCGTAGAAATGGTTCACAAGCTTCAATATGGCGAGCCATCGGTTTACTATTCCCCTTGATCCAGCATTTCACAATATTTGTAATATAAAAATCTGACCGGGATAGACCATTTTTAATAATTTCTGTGTCGAAGTTAGCGCCAGAAGCCCCCACAAATGGTTCTCGCTTCTCCAGCTCATCCCAACCCGGCCCTTGGCCGCACACCATAACTCTACTCGGATTCATATTACTAAAGACGTGCGGATCCCTGCAAGTCATGTTCTTCTGCGCATCCTGACGCCCAAGCTCACACATTGTACAAGCCTGACACGCCAAATTAAGCTGACGAAGCATGCGTAATCGGCGTTCATTAAGAGTCTCTGACTTACCTGTGTTCATCATAATATACCTCACATCACCAAGAGTAATTGGGTCGTCTCTCTTGAATGCCGGAGTCATTGGCCGGCGCTCAAACCAATCAAAAGAATTCACATTATCCATGTAGTACATAATACGAAAGCAGAATCTATATGCTACTAGCAACCCACGATGGAGTCAGATGCGACCGGTGCGGAGGTACAGAACGCCGGGACTTCACATATTACTCCTACGACTTCAGAGAGCTCATTATTAAAAATAGTATACTCCCCAAACCAAACCTCCGACAACCAGCCACATTCTCCCTCGACATCTGCCCCAAATGCATGGATGAGATAGGAGAATTAGTTAAAAAGAAATATAAACCATTCCCCCTAATGCCCGACAGGCGATGCCCCAAAGGAATCTACTGTGATCTAACTGGGACTAAAATTGTTGGAACAGGGATTATCTACCACTGCCACATCATTAAAATTGATGTGCACACATCCGGGATGGCCACTACCTGCGAAAAATGCGCCACACCAACCAAAAACCCCAAAAAGCCGTGCTCTAGCTGTGGATATAACTCTTTCAGCCAATCGGCCAATACAAATATTGATGAGCAATGGTTAGAACTGTACATCGACGAACAGTCCTATGAACATTTCAAGAAACGCGCAATCGAATTGCGATCATCGGAGGCCGCACAATGGTCCGCATCGAGCGAATAAGCCGCAACGTTCCCAAGCCAGAGATCGACCCAACAGGCAAAAGATTCCAACTAATCGAAGTCTACGTCCAGGAACCCACCACAAAACCCGATGACACACTAAAAGTATCAGCTCGACCCTATGAGTTTGAAGACGAACTACCCAGCAAATACGCCACCACCTGCCCACAATGCGGCCAAGGAATTTGGTTTGAACGCTGTGATATACACACCACCGTAGATAAATTCTTTATAACCTGTCCAGAATGCAACCAGGGTTTCACCACACCCATCCCACCGATGGTCGATCCATTCGTCAACCCAGTCTCCGAAAAAATCTCCGAGACAGTCCTCGACCCCGATCTAAGCAAAGCACAAGATCCTATCGAACCAGGCCAAAGAACCGTCCAAGAGAAACTCGCCAGCGCTGGCGTAGAAACAAATGGCCACAGCCCCGACGAAAACGAACTGGACGAGATCGAAATACCAGACAGAGATAAATCCGAGATTGAACAACTACTCGAAGAGTTAGAAAGAAATGAATAAAGTCATCTTCGGTAGCGGCATAATTGGTCTTCTAGCCAAGGAGATCCTGGGCAATAACTGGACAATTATACCTTTCTCACGATCCCGATTCTTCAGTTTCTCACCATCACTCGACGACAACTACATAGTCCATGACGAAAAAATAGCCGATTTCATGGACCACCTAAACGCCAAACCCAACCATATGTACAAAGTATCCTACTCCGTATTAGGACAACTAGAAACTCACAATCCACAACTCTGCAGCGCCTGGCTTGGCAAAATCTTCGGTGATAACGCCCCGCCCCACGCCGCGGCCTATATGCGATCTCGAACTGGATACTTCGTCTATGACCTTCGAATAAACAAACTCTATGAGGCCCTACAAAATAAATGCAAAGCTGAGCTAGAACAAAACGCCAAAATCAGCATTACCAAGATTGGCGACCACTATTACGAAGCAGATGGGCAACGATTCGACTTTGAAGCCGCTATCAGTACAATACCTCTCAACACACTAAGCAAACTATGTGGTGCCAATACACAATTAGAAACCAAACAAGTCTGGTATTACCACATTAAAACACCAGACCTTGACTTCGAAGGTGCCAACCAAGTCCTGGTTGTCGACCCAGAATTCGTCTTTTATAAAGTCAACAACGTAGCTCCCGGTCGCTATATATTCCACTGCCTACAAGACGTCCCAATCCCCGGACCATACTTCATGCAATTCATATCTAGGTTCGACATCTTAGACGGCACCACAATCGAAGATGTCATACCAGTTGGTCCCAAGCCCGATGTCAAATATTTAGAGAAGTTAGGCATCCACTGTGTCGGAGCACATGCCGAACACGATTGGTGTGCCGACGTCGGATCGAATATTATGACTCTTCTACGAATAAAGAGTCAACTTGGCTAGGAAAATCAATCGTCAGCTCTTGTCTTCCCTGCGAGGCTCAAATCCATCTGGCCATCATGGTAGCCTCTGTGCCACTCCGCGGATTCATTCGTTTGATGGTGCATACCATGTGTCGCCGCATGATATCCTCGCTGGTATTCAGCCCGTTCCACCTCGGCCTTCACTGGACCGCAATAATCAAGCTCTGAACAACTCAAGAAATTTATCAAACGAGTATTATAAATATTCGCTATGCGTATGCCCCTTTCTATTGGAAATCCATCCCGACGCTGAAGAGACTTCGCCACCTCTAACGGATTCCTGAAGATACTGATAAAATGCGGATTCTCCAGATGCGGCAGATAAAGTCGAATAGTCAATGTCGTGCGTGGATCCTTCCAACCCCATAGCTCTCTAGCTCCTCTGTCAGACTCAATAGTCTCTATAATTCGCTCACGGAAATGGTCATACTGGTTTAGAATAGCCTGTTCTGGCGGTGGATCATGCCAACTACCCCCAGCACGCCTAAGTATGGCCCGATTTAGGACTCCGAATGGTCTACTCTCAAAAACATTCCCACCAGGGGTGGGACCCATATAGATCTCATTTAACAGAGCCTTAGATACTAAACTGGTAGCACTCCTATGCATACCCAAAACCACAAACACTTTGCTCATGCAGTATCCCCATCTGGCAGCTCACCCTCTTGATACTCGTTCCATCCACGCTTACTCCAAAGTGATTTAATAGTAGACCCACGCGCCAAAGCAAAGCCATTCCGATCCCGGTCATACTCAACCTTCAACCGAATCCCAATATCTTTCTCAAAAAGCCCTTGATCCTGTGTCCCAATATCACCCTCCCAAATAAGAACAAGAGCATTCTGCACCCCATCATTCACAATTAGACGAATGAAAGGCCGGTTCTTAGCCTTGGTCCTGGCCATCTGTTTCTCAACAACGACCGCCTCCATGTTCCCAGTCAGCTTCGCATGCTCAACAGTGGCCCCACCATCCGTATGATAGAGATCAATCGGCGAATGCCAATAATAGCCCAAGAACTCTTCCTCAAATCTTAGAATCTCCCTGAGATCATAATCTTCCGAATAAAAGGACATGATTCTTTCCCGACTCTCGTCCGCGGTCGGCGAAAAAGCAGACACCTTCTTCGGAATCTTCTTCCTATTAGGAAAATTGTCCTTGAACTCCCGCAACAATCGATCCCGCTCGGCTAAAACACACTCCTCAGTCCACCCATCCATCTCTAGGCTTCTATCACGATGGTACTGCTTTAACTGAGCAACAGTAATCGGACTATAGACCTTCTCCTCTATTTTTCGGCCCCTAACTGTACGGCTCACAATCTTGAATTTTTCAGGATCAGAAACTAACCCATGATACTCCACAAACGATGAATCCTTCCACATCGTTTCCCAAGGAACCTTAACCTCCCCAGTACAGTACTTATGCACATACCACATCCAGGTAGCTTTAACGTTCGGATGCAAATGCTGAAATGAACCCAGCTTAATCAATCGTTCAAAGAGAACCTTATGTTTACCCTTCTCTTCGATAAATGTATCAATGTCGGAAAAATCGCGCGGATCATCGCCGATCCCATCGGCAAATTGCGACGCTAACTTGTCGCCAACCTTCTTCAAACTAATAAGCCCAAGGGCTACGGCCGGTCCCCCCTCCTTAGCCATCTGCCCGGCATGGGCCGTCATATTCACTGTCATATGATTAATATCAATCTCACCGAATCTAACTCCTTCGGCTCTCGAGGCCGACATATATCGCGGTAATTTCTTCTGATTGCACCGACTCATCACGCAAGCCCACCACTCCTCTGGAAAATAAGCCTTAAGCCAAAGACATTTATATGCCCATAGGCAGTAACTAATCGCGTGGGACAAGTTAAATGCATAACGACCAAACGACACCATCCGTTCGTCAAACCACTCAGTCGCCAAACCCTCTCCGAGGTGTTTCTTTGCCCCGTCGATCCACTTTTGCCGCACTGGCTTAAGTTTATCCTTCCACTTCTTGGCGACAGCCTTACGGGCATCCTGAGCCTCGGGACCGGTAAAACCAGCGATACGTTGCCACATAGCAGTAAGTTCTTCTTGGTAGCACAATATACCCAATGTGCTCTCGAGTATCTCGACCACCATTGGATGTTCATTGGTTCGCCAAGATTGAGTATTATCATCCCGACGTCTAACATACTCAGGTATCATGGCCATCGGTCCGGGATGGCCAAGTCCAAGGAAGATCAATAAATCCTTAAAACTGCGAACCCCATTCATCAAAGTTTGCTGGGCCAATACCGTGTCGAACTGGAAAATCGCATCAGTCTTTGATTCATTCGCCAACCCAAGAGCCTTCGGATCATTCAATGTGATCTTAACTTCTTTGCCATCAGCATCCCAATAAACACCAGCCTGATCTATCTCAGGATCAATATACCGTAGCAGACCATCCATTGCTGACCCACCATCGGGCGGGCGAAAGGTAATGCCATGATTCCGCTCTACCATCTTACAACATGTATAAATATATTCAAGATTTTTCAGACCAAGGATGTCCCATTTATTATAGCCAAACTTCGAGAGTTGAGTATTGCGACCCTCAGTCCAAAGACTAACCCACTGATTAGTCTTCTGATCAAGCTGCATTGGAACATTGCCAAACAGATCCCTATCGGCAATAATAATAGCACCAGCATGTTTACCCGCATGCTTGATGCGCCCCACCAACCGCACAGCCATATCTATAACATGCGGTTTGTCACGAATAAAATCCATGAAAGAAGACTTAGTACCCCTTGGCACCAAAGAACCATACTCAGCTAGAATACTGCCAAGCGTAGGCGTCTCAGTATCACCCGATCCACAAACCGGGCACTTAAGTTGTAACCATTTCTCTGAAGGTACTCCCTCATCCTGCATGCTACAAATAGAAACCCCATTCAGCCCATTATATGTATACCCACAGTCTCGTTCCTCACCAGTTTCGGCATCCCGTACCTTCCCACGGCAAACACCAAAACCACCATCCAGCATTTCATTGATATCATCGGGTAACTCCCTAGTCAGTGCAACCGCTGGACTCCTAGCAACATCGAGAGACTCAGGCCCTCTACGTGCTGTCTGGTCATTCTCCCCGCCATCATCCTCGCTGTCTCGCCCATAGTAGGCAAAATATGCATCGCCGAGTGCCTGCTTCAATAGATAAGTCTGCCAGGTACCAACACTAGCAACATTATTGATACCATACCGCTCAGCCGCATACTCTTTGATCTTATCACGAGCCTCTGGAAGACAATCGATATCGATATCTGGTTTGTCATTGTCCTGAATCACATCAAAGGGTAGATGACCACACTGTTCGATCAGCTCGGTGATATAGGAATGCCGCGTGCTTAGTACTAGAGGATCACTACGACAAGCAATAGGATCACAATCAGCATCGCCAGTAAGACGCTTGAGCAACCATGGCAATAAGAGCCCGTGCTTGTTTTGATCGAATTTTTTGCGTTCATTGACAATGTCTTCCCAGTAGCGATTGGCACCTTGCTTGTCGACTTCCTCTAACTCAAATTCCAATCGCTTAAGATAGATGCCATTCAGCCCCTTATTCTCTAGGGCTTGTAGAGCCATCTTCTTAATTGTGTCCCATTTAATCTCTTTGGTCTTAGCCATTATGCCGCCATAGTACCAGTATCCGAACCCGATTGAGACTCCGCACATTCCTCGGCCTCGTTGAAACCAGGAATATCCTCAGCCGCAGACAACGCAAATTGTAGCTTATTATAGAAAGTGGTCCACTTCCTGACCTTGCTTACGATGTCGCGGTCATATACTTGAGACTCCAAATAATCTGTGTCAGACTTATCCAGAATAGCTTTAACATGCCCAGGACAGACAAGCACAACATTTGCAGTACGCCGCATCGGCCGAACGACCGCAGCCAGCGCTAGATGCGCAGCCTGCAAATGGGCACGATTGACCGACGCATTGCCAATAGGATGACTAATCACACGCCTAGATTTTCTACCGTGCTCATCCTCAAATTCTAAAGTAATACAGCATCCAGCCTTCTGTACCAGCTTACCCTCACTGATAGAAGCACCAACACCATACAAAGTGATGCTAGGATCTAAGGACATCGACGAGCTCTCCCAGTTTTTGTAGCATGGCTGCATGGCCCGTTTTGGTGGCCATGCTAAGATCGGTTAAAGTAGACTTCAAGAACTCCACATGCGGCAATAGCTCGGTTCTCGACTCTATACTCTTTTGTGTTATCTGCCAGACAGGAGATAGTGGATTATCAAGCCCCTCCATTCTCTCAATCACAGACAGATAAATAGTCTTGGTAAGTAATACAGAAATAGCATTCAACCTTGTCGACGCCTCGGCAAGGTTATCATCACACATGTCTGATAAAACATCTATCAAAGAAAGAGTGATACCACCAATATGATCAATAAATCCATTGGTAGCCATCAAATAAATCTTGATAACCTCTTGTAAGTGCTTGATTTTACGTTTGACCGTTTCCACATTGACCCTTTCTAAATCTAAGAGTTTTTGCCACTCACGCTTGATCGTTTCCATACTGACCCCTTTCTAGATCTAAGAGTTTTTGCCACTCACGATCGTCAATCGATATCCCAATTCTTCGATTTACACTGGGGACATCGCCAATCCTTTTTCACCTTCTGCCATTCCCCATCGGTTGGTACAACCATTGTCGTTATCCTGGCGATGATACGCCTCAACTCCATCACTACAAACTCTGCGCCGGTTATAGTTTCTCGCCCCAATCTGATTTCATCCTTGAATAGATCACGGCGCAGTTCAGCTATAGAACTTTCACAGAGCGGATTGTACTCATCAAGACTCCAGAAATCATCCTGGGACCAATCACAATCATGGCAATGAAGGTACGCCATCAACTCAACCTCTCTATAAGTACCAAGGAACTACGAAACCTTTACCGCGAAGTATGAATATGGCCACCTATTTAATAAGTACAAACTTCTTTTTGGGTAGTCCCCACACTTTTAAATAATTAAATACCATTGCATATTCACTTTCCAACATAGACATCTTAGATGCCCGATTCCACAATGTCTTCTTGTGCATTATCCACCCATCATTACTAACATACCAGTAGTCCTTATTGGTATCTCCAACATATGCCCAGCCACTCGCCAAATATATCATACCAGTATGATTAAAATTGGGATCCGCAAATGTGAATAATGAACCAAAATGTGTCAATGCATCTTTGCAAGCCCTCGATAACAACCAAGATCCCAGATTTTTAATGTGATAATTTGGATGAATAATAAACCGAGTTAATTCTCCGCCAGGAACATTTCTAGTTGGAGATGAAATAACACAGGCAGCTATTAAAGTATGACCTATTCTAACACCATAAATATGCCCACCTCTGCCAATACTGCCTTTATAGTGGTAATTATCAAGCAATATTTTGGCATCTGCAAATGGCACAATACTGTCAAATTCAACGTCAGATAATGTATAATAGACCGATGGAGTGGGTACAAAATGAATATTGATAAATTGATATATTTTTTCTAACTGGTAAAATTCATGCTCCCAAACATATAAACGAGTAAAATTGGGGTGCTTCTCCTCTGTGTATTTTGCCTTTTTTTGGTCCCGTATTATTGTATCTGGCAATGTGTGCCAATAATCGCCTTGAATATCTACAAGTTTATCCCCTATCTTAAAATCCCATCTATATGGTCCAGCATGAAATTGTGTATCATAACTTATATCAAGATCATTTAACATACATGCAAATTGACGTTCTAAAGATGATGGGACACCAGCCATCAACTTCATTTTTCTTATATAATCTGGATTCTCCCATAATTTCTGCGTCCTAATACTGGCGGCTTGCCTGCGTTCATCTGTCCAAGAGTCTCTAACGGCTTGCCTGCGTTCATCTGTCCAAGAGTCTCTAGCGGCTTGCCTGCGTTCATCTGTCCAAGAGTCTCTAAAAGCCGCAACCATCATCTGACGATATTCCACGTCGCCCCACTTTATTATCATCTCTGCGGACACTTCAGCACGTAGTTCATCATCCCACCATGTTTTGCATATATCAGACATCCATTTACATTTCTCGACCGTCCAATGGCTTTCTATCTTCTGTCGATATTTTGGGTCCGCCCAGTTGTGGCTTGACCTATGCGACCATACTGCCATATCATCACTAGACAAACCATCTAAAAAATTAAGAAAACCACAAGTCCAGTTGGCACGATATTGAGTATCTTTCCACCGTATCCGAGCTTGCTCGGCGCTCCTCGCCAAAATAGCATCATTATTATAAAAAGATTTCAAGCCAGAGATAACTTTATTTCTATATTCACTATCCTGCCATAGCGCAGCGGACTGTTGAGACATGCTCTGTCTGTAAGAGTCATCTTGCCATAATTTCTTAAGCTTCTTAGAACACGCTTTGATAGCAGAAGGACGTGCGGATTTTAATGATTCCCTGGCTTTATCTGGATCGAAACCGTTTTTAAATTTGGCTATATACTCGGGATCTTTCCATAATTCAATAGCTCTCTTTTGGGCAGACTCTTTCAATTCTTTGGTATGTCTGCGTTGCTTCTGTTTTTGTGCATATTTTGGGTTTTCCCATTTCTTTTTGATGGCCAAAGAGGTGGCCTTGGATCTGGATTCTGATTTATTGCTACAAGGAACACACCTATAAAAACCATCTTTGCGAGAAACTCTATAGTGATAGTGTTTTGTGGCAAACTTCTGTTTGCCACAAACATCACAAGCAATAACAACTTTTTGGGTATTCGGAAATCTATCAGATTCACGTAATCCAAATACTTCAAATGTAGCTTCCCAATCGATCATATAATATTTTTGCTCGAATACACGACTTGGACCTAAAGTTTGATATTGAGCATATAGCCTCCGCGTGAGGAGGCCATAAATCGGTCAAAACTTAACCCCCATTTTAGGGGGTTGATCGCGTGTATGTCAAGTAGAAAACATACCAATGACCCACCCGCCGAATTAGAGCTAAAAGTTCCGTTCAGCCTATATGTATTTGTAATGCTAACCTGCAAATCGTATACCTTGCCAACATAATACCTTCTTGATATCTTTTTGATTCCTAATCTCTGTACGGAACCTGCTAAAACCAACTTCTGTAATTCGCTGACATTTTGGATCTGCGAAGACAACAAGACACCTTTATTGTTCTGGACATCGGTATCTATCCGGTCCGGCAGATTGCCAATGATCTCGTCGGTATCTATAATCTCGGATGCTGGAAGAGGCACAACCAAATCGTTTCTGATAATATATAGTTTATGATCCCCGGTTATCTCTATGGTACAATCGTCCAACTCGAAAATATATAGTTCCTCCGATACATCATAGGCGAATTTGTTTTCAACAATTTGATCATTTCCAAATCCGTCTTTAATCTCATCGCCTATCTGTACATCCTTAATCATTTTCGGCCCAGAATCGCAAACATCGATCAACGCCTCGGGGATTGTGCACCCCCGAGGTCCAAAAGGCCAACCTTGTCTATGACCATACTGCAATAAATCCTGCGTAATTAAAAAATAACTGGCAAAACCCTTGTCGATAAACCGATCTAATTCAATCTTGGTCTGCTCAACATAACTAACTTCACGACCATCAATAATATACTTCTTATCATTCTTGTGTAGACCACGCCGGACTAACGCCGCTGCAACAATCTTGCGCAACTTCTTGTCGGCATCAACTCCTGGCTCAACCTGGGTCCATTCAGGAATTTTCGGATTCGTATCTAGTTCAAGCGGCTCGCATCGTTCCGCAATCAATAAGGTATTATCACACATCTCCTCAAACTGGCTATCGCTGACAGCCTTCGAATACTTGTTGTTCTTGAATGTCGCCCAGAGCTCTGCCCTACTCTTCATAAACTGCTCATCACTGTTCACATGGAACAACTCGGGATCGTCCACAGTTCTACCCTGCGAGACAGCCATCATAACCTTCTGAACCTCGAAATCCTTTCTGGTCATATAATGAGCGTCATTCGTCAGCACCACCTTAATCCCATATCTATCGCCATACTCAGTGAGCATGCGAAATACAGCATAATCATATAACTCTGGTAAACACGGCATCTGCACTTCTAGGAAGAAATCCTCACCAAATTCTTCCTGAAACATCTTGATATATTGCACTGCTGTGTGATCGCGCCCCTCAAGCCGTGGTGCTCTCTTCCCAGTCTCCTGCAAATACTGAGCATCAAGCCTAAGTTCATATGCAACCGGACCATTAATACATCCAGATAAAATAATTAATCCCTCTTTATATTCGCGCAGTTTATCAAACCAAATTCGCGGAGCATAATAAAACCCAAACTCATGGGCAAGAGTAGTCAACTTAATTAGATTATGAAGTCCAGTCTCGTTCTTACACAGTATAGTCATATGTCTGTTCCGGCGAAATCTCTGACTCAAAAGATCGTCATCTTCGCCTAGCTGTTTGAGCTTGCCACCATCTTGCACAAACTGTCTACGTATAGGTTCATAGTTGTTGAAATAGATCTCACAGGCTGCGATGTATTTCACTCCATGCTTTCGGGACGCGAAATACATATCGGGAACAGAAGCCATGTGTCCATGCTCAGTAATCGCTATGGCGGGATACCCGCGCTTCCCACACTCCTCGGCATACTGATGGGGGGAAACGCACCCATCCAAAGTACTAAAAATCGTATGAGAATGGCAGTGGACAAACTCTGAAGGCCCTGTATAATCTTCTGGTTTTGCCGTCATTGAATCTCTCGCAATGGATGTTGCCCCTGGATATTCAGGATCGTTTCCATATAGACTTTATCTTTAGTAAACGACAATGCCACTAGACGTTTAATACTGCGCAATATTATATCATCTACTAATGGAGCCCACACCATATTGACAACAGCCTCTTCGATTGGCTCTTCTAAATACCGAGCCCAACTCTCAGCAAGATCAAACCAACCATTCTTCTGACACACTCGCATAAACCTTTTGACCCGATCTTGAGACACCTGGATATGAGAGGCACGGCTAACTCTATGTCTGATTTCATCTAACGACATGCACTCGATATCACAGACCGCAGCATACCTACCAGCCAGACCATCCTTGAACAACATGGTTTGAACATGCTTGAATACCATTTCTGCGCAATTCTCTAAATCAGTCTGATCATAGGAGGATTCCCGACCAACAATAAAGGCATTGGCCAAATCGTGTAATAATTCTAGATTGTACCTAGCCCGAGTCTTCAAACCAAGCCATTCATTGATATTGTTGGTCTTCTGTTTTAGTCCACCAATCTCAGTGATAGTATATGGTGTGCGAGGGGTATCCTCATTATGTTCTAGGATAAAAGTCGCATTGCCCAAAGAAAAGACAATTAGGTCTGGCGGAACCGCGTATCTGATGGTTATCATGCAACAGCAACACTTTGCTTAGTTAACACATAATACCCCGCATCCTATCAATACTGGGGTTTAATTAAAAGCACGTCGCTGCCAATAAGCACCCTTCGGCAACTGCAAAAATTGGATTATCGCATCTCTTGACACTGGCAATCTCAAATGGTAGTTCTTCTTCATCAAACAACAATTGCACTAACTCTTTGAATCCATTTGGACAGGCTGTCCCACCCGCCATATATACGTTAATGGGCTTGTCAATTCTCGCCTTGTTCTCATTCTCCACAAATCCCTGAACTATTCCATGAACCACATTCTGGATAAGGATTTTGTAATGGAGACTAATATCAATATCTAACCGGCTCACCGGTTCTACCGCCAAGTCAATCCGCTCCTTCGCCCTACAAACCGTCGTCGGCGTTTCTTTAGAGCGCAACCTAGACTGCTCAGGATCGTACCCGTGCCGACGAGCCACTTCCGTATCTATCCAATCACCAGCACCAACCCAACAAAACGAATAGATTTCCTGACCCCAAAGCACATAACTCACAGTGACAGTACCAGCACCCCACGAAATACCAATACCAGTACCGTCGGGGCTATCCTTCAGCACAATAGCATGGGATTCCCCGATCGAATCCGTAAGCAATTCTGCATCAGAATCATAACCATCAATGATAAGGTTGATAACCTGCTTGTGATAATCAATATTAGAGTCCCTGTTAATAGCCCGCGCAGTCGTACAATAGCAGATCTTAACCTGATTGGTAAACTTCCCAATCTCGTTCTCGGCCATGTCTAGAAGCCCTTGGACAATGGCCGCCAGAACCATCATGGCATCCTCTTCCTGGGCAATCCCACCGTGCGCCATTGGCCGTAGAAGAGTGTCATTATGGGCATAGGCGAGTTCCTCAGCGTCTTTGCCTAGAACATAAATACTGTCGTTGCCCTCAAATTTGATCCAGCGAGCTGCCCGCTTACTACCATCGGATCTGATTTTGTTTTTATCGTCGAGCATGTTTTCGACGAACTTGGAGGGGTTGGGATAGACGTAGAAGCCGTTGACTTCTTGAAGGAATGCGACACCCTTGTCTGTCTTATAGGCCATGACGACATTTTTGGTGCCAATATCGATTCCTAAAGCGCTCATATTAATTCTTCTCCCTGCATATGCGACCCCCAGGCCGTGGACTTCTAGACCGTCTTGTTCTATCTCCTCTTGGTATAATACACACTTCTGTGGTGGAGAAGTGGTATTACTTTGCGGTTTCTTAGGGGACTTTTGGGGGGGTTTTTTCTTCCTGGCCAGTGCTGCCTTCGGTGGAGGGATTATCTCCGTCTTGCTCTTCTCGACTGGTTTGATCGTCTGACGGAAGTTGTGGAGCATTCGCTTGCGAACCGAAGCCACCTTTAATGCGTGGCGGATTTTTGAGCCCCGGTGCAATAGCCGTTGGCGGAGTTTCAGGTACTGAGCGAAATCGACCGGAAACGGACTGCTCGCGGGGGAAAGCAGGTCCCGTAATTCTTGATCTGTCTCTGGTTGACGTTCCGGAGGTACCTTCCGAGGTCGGTCCTTCCAGCCCGCCTCGTCTGGTAGACTCATACACTTGTACTCTCGCCCTGACATCCACCACCAGGACTATAGCACCGGCCGCCAGTACTATAGCAATGATTGAAAATATCAAAGCCAAAACGGGTAGACTTACCATCAGAGGTAATCTGTCCTGAGAAACGCAATGTTCCAAGCCTGGAGTCTAGTGCGCAACATGTCATAACCACGCTGAATTCTTGCCAAGTACTTCTCACTATCTTTGTTCTGCGGCCAGTATTTCCCCCCACGATACTGCTTGACAAGCTTAGTATGACTCCTCCCATCAGGCGCAAACTTCGTATCACATCCAAATAACATAATTCTATTCGCCCCGAGAAACGCAGCGAAATGCACGGCGGTGTGCACAGTAGTAGCGTGATGAAAAAACGGCGGCCACTTATTCTTCAAAGCACTGTCCATATCCTGCGGCCCAAGTTGATACGTAGTCCAATCGGGATTAACACTATCTGCTATATCCACAAAACGACCCCGACCATCCTTCAACTTCTCAGGCACCAACAACTGCTCTGGCCCATACTTCCCACTAGCCAACACATCCTTCGCCGGGTTAATATCATGGAATACCACAAAATCACAATCAAGGACCAACGCATTCCAGTTAACCCCAATCACCACATCAAAACACTTCAACATATCTGCATTCACATGATCGAGGGATGGACCAGCTCCCAACACAGCAATATTGCTATTGGGCCACTTATTTCGCCACTTCAACACTCCACCAAGACCAGGATCAAGGTTATCAATATACCACTGAAATGGACGAACCTGGAGACGCTGCTTGATATCCATCATCTTAGAGAGATCACCACATACAATAGAACCTGGCTTCTTCCTAAGAGTCTGATAAAACACATCCTTGTACTCATCCAACCAAACCTCAGCAATCCTAGTCTTATTTCGCAAAAGCGATCGACCATCCATGGGATAATTCACAAACCCCGTCTTAAACCAGTGAGCAGTAGCCGAATCACGAATAACCTCAACCGAACCACCACACAGCCAAGTCCGCAGCGAAAACTCAATATTCTCACCACCCCATTTCTCCATCCCCTCATCCAGCCCACCACTCTCCTCAAACCATTGCTTCGTAAAAGCAAAGCAATGCCCAGCCATAGCTGGCGTCAGATCCGTTTTGTCATCCCTCGCCCAATAAAAATCAAGATCCCAACGCCACGCCGTCTTCGCGTCCTTACTCGGAGACTCCTCCCACTTTTGAGCATTCAATCCCCTGGTCAAGGGAACACCAACACACTTGTAATTCGCCCCAAGCCTCTCTACAATCGGCGGCAACCAATTTGGATCAACCTTAACGTGCGGATCCATCGAAATAATAATGTCCGCGGTCGCAACTCGAGCACCAATATTTCTAGACCGGATAAGGCCCTGCCGCTCCTGATTGCGCACACAAATAATCTTAGGCATATGATATATGAGTCCATCCTCAGTATGGCGCACATCCCGATTTAACCATGAACTAGAATCTATAGCATTCGCACCATAGGTCGAAATATCAACAGGCACATCACTACAATCATCGATAATAATTATCTCATTAAGATGCTCTGAGGATCTATCCAAAAGAGTGGCTATGGTCTGCTCAATATATTCCTCATTAAGAGCAGACATTATGACAGCTACAGTAGTCATTTATACTGCCTATCAAACTGAGTCAACCGAGATGGCCCGAACATACTTACTCTAACACCACGATCCCTGACTTCTTTCAATAGTTTATCCATTACCTCACACTGAGAAGGACGAACCCGACCCACCTGCCCCGGTCCAGCATTATAAAAATAATGAGATCGTCGACTATGGTGGAAGTCGCACCCATATAACTCAACTTCCTTGGCACCCATAATATAGGCCAATTGCACAGCACAACATGAAATCGTACCGCCAAACATTAAAAAATCCATATCCTCAGCCAACCGACCTTCCGCATACCACTTATATGAATAAATCAAGTGCGGTGGGATTGGTTCAGGAACGTGCCGAACCTTGCGCTGCTCGTGTTGTGGAACAGCCAACCGTTCTAAATTAGGAAACTTCTTCTCGGGGTATAAAATTATATCCATGCTTGCCACCAGCCTAGCAATCACACGAACATAAGAGCATTCTACCGTGAACCAATCCTTGGTGTAGGAATTCTTGTCGCCACATAGAAAATAATCAAATTTATGATCTAAAAAGGCGGCACCATTGACCCCAATTGTGATATCAGCACCCTTCTTAAACAAATCCGCAGATGGTCCAGATGCCGCAACCGAGACAATATCACCCGAATGCTTTTTCCGCAGTCTGTCCAACATCTTTCACCAACTTGACATAATCTTGAGCCCAGAATGGCTCTGGCATAAAAATACACCCCTCAATCGCCAACACACCAACCTTCTCATACTTATCCTTATGAGCGCTAATATGATGATAACTACCAGTGCTCTTAAAACGATAGAGATAGGCACACTCCGCTCTAGAAAGTACCTCCCGCTTCACATCTGTCGCGGCAGCCAGCATCCTATTCTGAAGATCGCGGTCGATACGAAAACTGGCTGCACCAAAACCACCAACCTCATCAAACAATTCATGGGTAAAAATGCCCTTGGCCGGCAACTGTCCCGGCCGATCAATATAGTGTAATGCACCATCGTCCAGAGCCCAATGAGCATCCGGCTGCCAAAAACGTTTGGTGCCCAACCTCTCTACCGCCTGAGACAGGCGCCAGGGCAGACAAATATCGTCATCATCCCAGATACAAAGTAAATCGGCCTTGGTCAAAGATGCCGCAAAATCAAATTTCTCACCAAGCGTCTCAAACCGACGAGATATATTAACCACCATTACATCCGGATGATCATAACTAATAATCTGACCCGGACAATCATTAACAATGATCAACTCCTTCTTCTCGTAAGTCTGCTGATGAAATGAATAAATGGCCTCATTCAGTAGCCGCGATGCCGATGGCAAACGATTATAAGTCATCATAAGACAGGCAACAGACGGGCCGGTAGCTATCTGCTTATCAACAAGCAACACAATCTCCTTCATCGTATTCTCCTTCAGAGCATCCTTAAAATGGGTAAGTAATGGATCAAAATCTAGATTAAGTTCCCTAAATCCAACTACATAATTACGAAATTTATCAGTCGCTGACACCCGATATTTAATACCGGCCGGGCGGCCAAATCTATGCATCCACCGCAAAAACGGCAAACAGCGAGTAATCCGTCCCGCCTTGCGATATTTTTCATGGATATAACCGGCTTGCCCACCGAATCCACGGAACAAATCATTAAACCCCAGCCAGGAATCTTTGCGACACGCTAACAAACCAGTACCCTGCATCTCGATCTCAAACGGTGGAGCATCAGGATCCTTGCCACGCTCATCAGTGGCCCAAATACCCCACATCTGCCCGCGCCACACATCTGCAAAATGAGTCGATACACTGAAATTGTTATTAAGAAGCGGACCCTGTAATAAATCCCTACAATTCTTATCATGTTCAAAATACTCCAACAACCTAGCCAATGCCCCGGGCACAATAAGCACATGATCATCAATACAAACCACATAAGGTGCACTAGCGTGCCGAAAGACAAGATCCTTACCAACCGAAGTGCTTGTCCACTTATCAAACGGAACATATCCACCACCCACACTCTCAATAAACTTCTTTGTCATCGCCGCATGCGGACCGTCCGGGTGATTATCAACCACTAGAAACTCAAGATCATCCAAAATCTCAGAATGGTATAAACGAATCGCATTGATAGAAAAATAAACACCATCAAAATCATCATATGTAGGCATGCCCACAGTTAACTTATACATGACAAAGACTCCATTACACGATAAAGTACCGCAGACCGATTCACCTCCCCCAACCGTCTCTTAGCCATTAAATTATGAGTCACCTTCACATAATCTATCGCCCACTTATATGGCTCAAGTTTCTCAATGAACACATCCCGTGGTATAAGTGTATGGTATTGATCCTGAGACATATAAGAGATATGAAACGATGAACCAGATCGATTAAAGACAAAATATGGGTCAAATCCAAACTCCATAGGATCCGCACACTTAACCTTGCCATCAACAAACTTTTGTGCTAAATCTTTATCCTCACCAGAGACAATATCCCCATAACCACCAGCAGATCTAAACATATCCAGTCTAAAAGCCCAAGCCGCATGAAAAATATATTGATCACAAGCTTCGCAAATTTTCAGATCCTCGTGTTGTTGATCAACCACCAAACTAGGGCGCGACCAATCTGCTTCAGCTAAGACCGCTGCGTGGGCTTGTAAAGTCCATGGCAGATAAACATCATCATCATCCCAGATAACGATTGCATCCGTATCCCTAGACACCATACTAATGGCAGCATTGCGCTTAGCACCAATAGAAGAAAAACGACGAGAAACCGAAATCAGCTCCCAAGGCTTACCCACACTATTAGACTGACACCTATATTGGCCAGCATCATCTAAGATCAAAAGCTCTATACGATCGTCGGGATAATCCTGTTCAAGATAAGAATATAGAGCATACGGCAGAAACTCTGGCCGGTCAAACGTCAAACACACACAAGTAAACTTAGGTAGCTTCACTAACTGCCTCCATATACTCTACAAACAAATCATTGGCAGAATGTTCAAGGTAATATAAAACATCCTCTGGTAATGATCCTCGGTCTTCAAGATCAAGATACCACGGTCGATACTTCACAACATATGGTGGACACAAACGACGATGCGGAGTGTGCCAGCCTTCAACTCTCTCAGAAAGCCTATCAGCCCGCCCGGCAATAACCGCAAAACCCGCTTCTGTCTCATAATAATCACCACTCTGTATTTCCCAATGCTTTTTCTCCTTTTCTACAATATCTGCCCGGCAGGGATTGTGCTCCGGAAGATCGTCAACAACAACGCCGACCCCACATCTGCTAATACCGAGAGTATCAAGTGCACCATACAACACTTCAACCACATTGGTCGGAAGCCCAGATAAATCAAAGAATGAGTGCGCCGCAACAAACAAACCATCCACACTTCTATGAACACCACCAGACCAGATCTGGTCCTGCTCCAATCGTTTCTCGAGCTTGATAACCTCATAAAGACAACTATTCAAAAATTCGATCATAGCTGGATTTGTCGACACATTATCAACAAGGATGATCTCAAGACCATCAATCCTATTAAGATCTTCAATCGCTGCTTTAGCCCAAGGAACAATATCACATACAGCAAGAAACGTCGGTATCAGATGATCGTGATCACCCTTATTAGCCACAACCACTGCCGTACTCGAGGCCAATCTCGCATAGTTCATCCTCCAGCCAGTCTCGATAACAATTGGATCCTCATGACCAGCATACTCAACATCTCTACTTATCGTCGACATCTTACTACATTCTAAATATTCAATTGGTATTGCATCACTCAAGGAATTTTCCGCCAGCCAGCTACGCCGCAACACACAATTTGATATAGCAAATACCTCATGATTAGATAACTTGAGAATCATCCCATCAGCTTCACCTCTCCAGAAATTGGCAGGCTTCCAAAAGTCATAACCCCTCTCAATCATCTCTACATCAATACTAATCCGCCAAGGCAACTCAATACTATGACTATCCCAGAGACAAATAATATCACCATTACAAGCTGGTAGAGCGGTCCTCACACACTCATCTAATGATGACAAACCCTCTGGATAATTAATGATCTTAACCAGTGGGTGATCACAACAGAGAATATTAGGTCCATCATTAAAAATAACCAATTCTCGAGCTTGATAATACTGCCGATGAAATGACTCAACTGCCTCATTTAAGTGCATTTGAGATGCATTATTCACAATCATCAAACAAGTGACAACTGGAATCTCAGGAGCTGAATTAACCAAACGAAGTGGCTGAAGTAATAAATCTTTCTTAGCCAGCTCGTGGAGTTGCCCCAGCCTCTCGGGGCCAGTATTCTCGTTAAAATGCTCAAAGATCGGAGCAACATCAGCACCCAGCTCAAGATGCCCGACAAAATAATTATAAATACGATCATCAAGATGTAAGGGATACTTAGCACCACTCGGGCGCCTAAACCGATGAGTCCACCTCAGAAATGGAAGGCAAAGAGTTTTCTTGCCGGCCTGTTTAAACTTCTGATGGATATACCATTCTTCCCCACCAAAGCCTCTAAATAACCTATTGAAGCCAAGCCATCCATCCTTTCTACAGGCAAACGACCCCAAACCCTGCATGGGTATCTCAAATGGTGAGCCATTCGAATCAGCACCCCGCGGATCACAGCCCCAAACACCAAGCATATTCGACTGCCATTTATGATCAAAATGGGTAGCGAAAGTATCGAAAGAATCATAAAACATCGGCCCTTGAAGTAAATCACCACAATAAACATTTTGCTTATAAAACCCAATTAACTCAACAATCGCACCAGGAAAGAATAAAACATGGGAATCTGCACAAAGAACATAATCCGATTGTGCTTCACTAAAAAGCACATCGCGAACAGCTGTGCTTTTCCAGTGTGGATACGGAAAATACCGCGCATTCGTAATGTGCTGAAGAAAATCAGCTACCGCTTTACCATGATCGCTCTCCGGGTTATTATCCAACACCAATATCTCAATCCTGTCCCTAACTTCAGGATGATAAGCATTAATTGCCTGCACCGTAAAATATAAACCATCAAAATCATCATAAACAGCCATACCAATAGTAAGATCCGGTTTATTCATTCTCTAAACTCTCAAATAATGTCTTCCAACCAGCCCAAATCTCATTAGGATTGGCAATCACCGCCAATTCTTCCCTGGCCGTCTCTATAATCTTAAACCGCTGGACTTCATCATTAGCTAGAATGGCCGTGTAATAATCTATCTCGACAGGATCATTACAGAGAAAACCATTATGCCCATGCCGAATAAGTTCTTTCCAGCCACCCTCATTAGGGGCAACAACGGGAACACCACAAGCCATAGCTTCCAAGCAACTGCGTGGACGATTCTCCTTGGTTTGTCCAATCTGCACCATACAATGTAAACTAGCCATAAAATCGACGACACTTTCTGCTCCCTTCGGAAGACACTCTGCCCAGACGGGTGGACGACCCATCATCTTCTCTAACTCTGAATCCCAAGCCATCACCCTAGCCCGGATGTTAGTCCTGACATTCCCATAGATCTCCCAAAGATTACTAACATACTTTGTTGGATCGGGACGGCTGATGCGCCCAATACAAAAAGGCTCACTAGACTCATGTGAAAGAGGTTTATACGGATACTCATCAATAGATATCGGGCTAGGTATCCTTATCATCTTGTGCTTGTTATATCCATAATGTTCAAGCTGTTCTGTCAAAGACTGTTGTTGGAAATGACTCTGAAAAATATAACGACTAAACGGACCCCAACGTTTATAATGTGTGATTTCCGCATCGTGCAACCAATTCATACAACCGAGCCATAACGTTTTGCAGCCCAAAACACACAATTGTGGAGCAATCTCTAGAAAACCCCCATTACAGAAAGCAATAGTGATACCGCCGGGCAGTCCCTCAACGTTTCGGATCTGATTCACACCATTGCCGATCAGATGATAATCAATTTCACATCCAATCGATAACAACTTCTCCTGCCAAATGGGCTCAACAGGACTAATCGGCACAAAATGGACATTTACACCAAAATCTCTCCACAAACGAGCCGTATGCCAACAATGTGGACCAGCTCCTCCAACATCATGAGGACAACCTATAACGAAAATACGCATCTAAAAAATTCCTTAGGGTTCTTCGCCATATCTACAACTTAATCGATAGACCAGCCACTGAAATCCCAACCAGTGTCTCGGCTATTACGGCTCATGAGATCTTCTATAATAATACGTCTCTCAAGTCCCATGCCCGAGTAGCCAGAAGTACCAGTGCCGGTGGTACCAGTACCAGTAGTACCAGATGTACCAGTTGTGCTGGGAGTTGTGCTGGGAGTCGTCCAAGGAGTCGTCCAAGGAGTCGTCCAAAAAGGAGTTGTGAAAGGAGGAGTTGTAAAAGGAGTGGTGCCCGTGGTGCCCGTGGTCCCAGTAGTACCCGTAGTACCAGTAGTCCCAGTAGTCCCAGTAGTCCCAGTACCTGTAGTACCTGTAGTACCAGTAGTACCAGTAGTA